TAAAGAAAATAATATAAAAAGAGTTCAAACAGCTGTGAGAGCTGATTTTAAAATAGGTTTAAAGTTTGCATCATGGTTAGGATTACAAGAAGAGGGATTAATGAAACATTACGGATTTGATGGTTCAGACCATTACAGATATGCGAGGATTTTTTAATGAGTTGGCAAATGGCAGTAGTAGGTGCATTAGGTGCAGCACAATACAAACAACAAGGTGCTTATGGCAAGTTTAATCAATCTGTTCAAAATCGTAATGCTCAAGTTGCAGAACAACAAGGACAAATACTTGATGATAAATTAACATTAGATTTATCTAGCTTTGATAAAAAATTTAGAGAACTACAAGGACAAGTAGTTGTTAACACAGCTAAGTCTGGTGTTACTCAAGGTGGTACTGCTGCTAGAATAAGATTATCTAATTTGTATGAAGCTGAATTAGAAAAAGATAAAATGAGATATGACACAGAAATAGGAAAAGCTAGAGCATTTGAAGATGCAAACTTTTCAAGAATTAAAGGTCAAATGGTTAGACAAGAAGCTAAAACAGCACAATTAAAAACTTTGACTTCAACTGGAACTTCTTTACTTCAAATGAAGGGATAATATTATGCCAAAATTACCAACATATACATCTCAAAGTAGCATAACAACAGCCACTCCTAGTATTAAAAGTAATATTAAACTTAATGTTAATAATACTCCAGCTAGTGCGTTACAGCCTGTTAGTGATTTTGTAAAAAATAGTTATATTGAAGAAAAACAAACTGAAGCAAATAATAAATCTTACAAAGCAATTAATGATTTTTACGAAGATCAATTTGATACTCAAGGTAATGTAACTCAAAAAGGATGGTTAACTATTTCAAGTGAAGCAAAACAAAAAACTAATCCAACAGAATCATCACAATATTATGATACAGAAGTAGATAAACTTTATAAATATCATCAAAATAATAAATTTAAAAATTTAAATAATTTTGAAAAAAAAGCTATTAACGCAAAGTTTTATGCAACATCTGGTTTATTAAAAACTCAAGCAATAAAAGAATCAAGAATAAATTTAATTCAAGAAAACAAAGACGTTGACGATGATACTTTTGTTAAAGAAAGTTTGTTATTACAACAACTAGGACCAGTATATTTATCAGCATTTCAAGATAATATGACAAGAAGAATAAATGCTAATCCAGATTATGATACTGGTACAAAAAAAGAATTAATAAAAGCATACAATGAAAAGGGTGCTGAATTTTTAGCAACTTCAATGGCAAACAACCAACCTAGCAATTTTAAAATATCTTTAAACAAAGGTGTGTTTAAAGATGTTGGTGCAGCTGAACTGTTAAAATTAGATGGTGTAGCTAATAAAAAAATTAAAGAACAAAAATTTAATATTTTATTACAACCTTTAGATGTTCCTTTAGATGCTGATCCAAGAGATTTTACTTTAGCTAACGAAGCAATAAAAAATAAAACTTTTGGAAACAATAAAGAATTACAAAATATTTTTAATAGTTTAAGTCCACAAGATAAAATTGAATTTGAAAAAGCATATCAAACAAAATCTAAAGCTGTTAGATCAGATAGAAATTTAGCTATACTTACACAGAGAGAAGTAACTAAAGTTCAAGTTGCTCAAGAAAGTAAAGCTATTTTTGATAATATGGAAAAAAATAAAGGAACTTATAATAAAGATTTAGAAAGAATTTTTGGTGTTAACACAAATGTTGTCGAGCAATTTACTACAATGAATCAAAAAGTAGCAGATGGATCAGCTAACAAACTTTCTAATTTTGAAAAAAATGATGACATTATTAAACTTATTATTAATAATAAAGTTAATACCATTACAGATAAATTTTTATTAACTGGCGAAAATGGAGATGGCAAAAGTATACTAGAAAGAATAGGATCAGAAACTACTATTACTGATGTTAAATATTTAAACAATCTTTTAGAAATATCTACTCAACCAAAATTTAAAGAAAACCATACAGCATTTTTTAAATTTATAGATAATTTTAAAGATCAAGTAGCTGGTAGTGTTGCTTTACAATCATTAGATAAAAGTAAAGATGCAAGATTAAATCAATTTAAATACACAATGTACAATAGATATATTCAAGGTTTAGAAGCTGGTATTAATTCAGATCAATTATTAAAAGCTACTAAAGGAAATAAAAATTTTATTGGTTATGATTTTTATACTTTTCTTCCTAATGCTAATGATGTGTTTAAAAGTATTAGAGATGAAATACAAAAAAATACAGATGTTGTTGTTGAAGAAGGTTTAACATTAAGACAACAAAAAGAAAAAGAATTAGGTAAAAAATTAACAATACAAGAATATTTAAATCTTACAAAGGAACAATAATGGCTGCATTGTCAGAACAAATAAAAAATTTGTCAGATGCTGGTTTTTCTACAAACGAAGTAGAAGAATTTAAACAAGAAAAAATAAAAACATTAACTGAAGCAGGATTTCAACCTAACGAAATATTAAAAGAGTTTGGTTTAAAAGAACTTAACTTAACTCCTATTAGAAATGCTTGGCAAAACATTCTTAAGCTAGGAAGAGAAGAACATGAAAGTGTTTACGCAAAATTAAAAGAATTGGAAATACAAGGTGATGATACTCCTTTTATTCAAAAACAAAAAGAAGCTCTAGTTGGAGAAATTTTTGAACCTGCGAAATATTGGCAAAGAGGTTGGGGTGCTGGTATTTATGACTTACACCAATCTTATGTTCATGGAGATAAAATGCCAGAACTTTACACAACAGAACAACCAGATGATACTGGATTTGTAGAAAGAAACATTACAAACATTGCAAGACTAGTTAAAGATTTACCTGTCTATGCAGTACCCACAATAGCAGGATCTAGACTAACAGGAAAAGTTGATTTAAGTTTAGCAGCGGGTGCGTTTGTTGCAGGTTCTTTACGAGAAACATATTTAAAAGCATTACAGAATGATGAGGTAAATGGTTTTCAAGAATTTTGGAAAATATGGACAGAAGAAGGTATTAAAGCTGGTGCAACTGAAGCTGCTCAAATTTATGCGGCAACTAAAACTGGTGGTTTAGTTACAGGTGGATTTAAGAAAACTATAGCACAAGCTACTGCCTTTGAGGGTGTAGGTGCAATTATACATGGAGAAATGCCGAGCAAAGAATCGGCGCAAGATACTTTATTTTTATTTGGTTTGTTTAACTTTGGTGGTGCAGCAATAAAAAAATCCAAAAATATTATAACTAAAAACGATAGAACAATGACAGAGTTTGCAGATGACATGATTATTAATAAAACTGTTTTAGAAGATACAGCAAGTACCACTAATCAAAATCCTAGGTATTATGGTGGAGATAAAAACATAACATTAAAACCTGATACTTTTAAAGAAGGATTAAAATTTAAAACAGAAGCTGAACAAAAAATAAATGATAATATTAGATTTGACGAACCAGAAGCCATAGTAACTAGAAAAGAACAAGCTGAAGCTGTTAAAGATTCTTTTGTTAAAAATGCTATTGATAGATTACATCCTGTTAAAAAATTAATATCAAGAGTACAAAATACAAAAAATACTAAAGATGCTTTAAATGTTTATGAAGAATTTAGAAGCCTACTAGGTATAGAAAATTTAAGTGGTACTTTTATAGAAGTAGGAACTCAAAATGCTAAACTACAAACAAACGGAAAATCCTATAAACAAGTATTTGAACCTTTAATAAATAAAGATTTTGCAGTAGTAGGACTTCCAGAAAAAGTTGGTATATCAAGATCAGCAAGAGATTTAAAAAATAAACAAACTGTAGCAGAGTTTGCTAATTATGCTGTATCTAAAAGAGTTTTAGAAAAAGAATCACAAGGAATTACAACTGGTTTTGATTTAAAGGCAGCAAAAGAAGTAGTTAACAATAAAGAGTTAATTAAAAAATATGACAAGGTTCAAAAAGAATTAACAGATTATAATAGAAGAGTATTAGAATATGCAAGAGATAAAGGTTTCTTAACTGAAGAAGCATTTAATGCAATGATTGAACTAAACAAAGATTATATACCATTTGCTAGAGTTGTAGAATCTTCTTTAAAAGATAAAGGTTTTATTCAAGGAGTATCTAATCCTTTTAAAAGAATGACTGGTTCAAAAAGACAGGTTATTGATCCTGTGGCAACTACTTACTCTAATACTTTTAATATTATAAAAAAAGTAGAAAGAAATGCTGCATTCACATCGTTTTTTAATTTAATTGAAGCTAATAAAAAATCATTTCCAGATATTAATAAAAAAACAATAACTAAATCTACTAAAATAAATTTAAAAGAATTAGAGGATTTAGGTATAGATACTTCAAAAATTTCAACAAAAGTTGCAGACAACATGAAAGTTTTTAGAAAAGAATTTGATAAAGTAGGAGATGATTCCGTTGCTGTATTTCGTAATGGCAAATATGAAGTGTGGGAAGTTGGAAAAGAATTAGCTGATGCAATGAAAGATTTTAATCCAAGAGATGCTGGTAATTTATTTTATGGTATTGCTAGACATCCTGCTCGTTGGTTAAGAGCTGGTGCTACTTTAGCTTTTGATTTTGTAGGAGCAAACTTTTTGAGAGATACAGTTCAAGCTACTATTTATAGTAAGTATGGTTTTTTTCCTGTTGTGAGTTCTATGAGAGGATTGTTTGATATTATAGCTGGTAAAACAGGTATAAATAAAAATTCTCAAAAATATTATGAATACTGGATAAAGTCTGGTGGTATGCAATCAACTATGCTTTCAGTAGATAGAGCAATATTTGATAAACCTGCTTTTGATATTTTAAATAAAGGACCTATTAGAAACAAAGCAGAAAATCCTATAGAAATATTAAGGGTAATATCAGAAACTTTTGAAAATGCTACAAGACTTTCAGAATTTAGAAGAGCTTATGATGCTTCTATTAAAAAAGGATTAACACATGAACAAGCAATTAAAAGAGGTGGATTTGAATCAAGAGATATAACTTTGGACTTTGGAAGAATGGGAGCAAAAATGCGAGGACTAAATCAAATTTCTGCTTTTTATAATGCTATGGTTCAAGGTTTTGCAAAAGTATATGATACTGCAAAACAAAGACCAACAAGAGCAATACTTACTATTGGTGGAGCAATCGTAGGACCAAGTGCATTGTTTTGGTTTTTAGGAAAAGATGATCCTGCAATACAAGCTCAACCAGAATGGGTTAAAAGAAATTATTGGTTAACAACAAGTGGAGAAGGTAAAAATAAAATTGTTCATAAAATTCCTGTACCTTTTGATATTGGAGTTACATTTAAAGCGTTAACTGAATCTTATTTAGAAACAAATTTTAATAAAGATGCTAAAACTAAAAAAGAATTAGATGGATGGTTTAATGAATATATTTTTAAAGTAGGTAAAGGATTTATTCCAACACCACAATTTGCTATGCCATTTATTGAAGGTGGATTTAATACAAGTTGGTTTCAAGGTAGACCTCTAGTACCACATTATATAGAAAAAAATTTACCTAACAAAATGCAATATACAACATTTACCTCTCAAAGTGCTAAAATACTTGCTAACGGAATTTATAAATTAATTGGTATAGATACTAAATTTAACAATCCTATTATGATTGATAACTTTGCAAGACATTGGACAGGTACAATAGGAAGATATTTAGTACAATTATCTGATAAATCATTAATTGAAAGTGGTATGATTAAAGACCCTATTTTACCTACTCAACCTTTATCAAAAATGCCAGTTATAAGAGCATTTACAGCACAATATCCAGATGCTAATTCTCAATATATTACAGATTTTTATGAAGAATATAATAAAATAAGTAAAATAGTAAATGAGATAGATGCTTTAGAAAAAGAAGGTAAAGTTTTAGAAGCTGTGGAATTAAGGGAAAGTGTTAAAGGTAAAAATAGATTACAGTTAATTCCTTATGCTGATGCTATAAAAGACCTTAACTTTATTATAAGAAATGTATATAATAATAAAGAATATACGCCAGATGAAAAAAGAGATTTAATAGATGCTCATTATTTAGTAATGATTAAAACAGCTCAAAGAGCTTTAGAAAATATGAATTTAAAGATTGAATCCAAAGATTAAAAGGAATATAGAGAAATAACATGACAGTATCAAGCACAACAGTAAAAAATTTACACTCAGGAGACGGAAGTAACGATACTTTTGTTTATCAATTTAAAATATTTGCAGCAGGTGATATTGAAGTTATTATTAGATCAGCCACAGGAACGGAGACAACCAAAACATTAACAACTGATTATACTTTAACAGGTATAGGAGATGCTACTGGGGGTAACGTAGTATTTGAAGCAGGAAAAATACCAACCGCTACAGAAACAGTTGTTTTATATAGGAATGTCCCGCAAACACAGGCTATAGATTATATAGCTAATGATCCATTCCCTGCGGAGACACACGAAGAGGGTTTGGATC